CCAGAAATAGTTACATCTGCCGATGCTCTTTGCGTTGTTCCCAATCCAACTGGATTTGCAATAGTTATGGAAGGAGTGAACGTATATCCAATTCCACTTCCAGTAATAGAAATAGAACTAATAGTTCCCAATCCAGATACAACTGCGGTTGCAGAAGCACCAACAATAGCATCTTGAGATGTTATTCTAATATGCTTGTTGTCGGTTGTATTCTCTTTTGCATTATCGAAGAACGTTCTTACATTTTCAACAAAGATGAATGTAGAACCAACACCAACAGACTGAATGATTCTTGTATTTGGATGAATCAGTGGTTCGTAGATAATTCTATCTTTCGCGACAAACTCACCATTTACAAATTTATCTTCAGTTTGTCTGCACCATTTAACTGGTCTAACAAAAGAATCATTTGTTGTAATTCCTGGACCAGAATACAAGTTAGTATCAACGGTATCAGTGGAATTGACATTATGAACGATTCTAGAATCCTGTTGGAAAGTAAAATCGTCGCTATCTAATGTAACTGTGTCGCCTATCTTAATAGACTCCAATACATCAACATCAAGAACGTCTACGGAAGAAGAACCTTGATAGAAGAGAATCTTTGAAGTATCTCCTGCTTTTGGTGCCTCTGTGAAACTGATAAAACTACCACCGTTGAAAGTATATCCCTTTCCAGGAACCTGGAGAATATCATTGACAAATACAAGTAGAGTTGCTTCAACATCAATCAAAGAACCAACAGCAGATCTAATTGTCTTTTGCTGCTCTTCAACTTTAATTGGGAATGATTTTCTTGAACCATTAAACAAATTGTCAATGTTATCAATGACCAACAGATTGCCAACAGACCATCCAGAGAAACTATCAGAATAAGTGTTTTGGACACTAATCTGGAATTCTTCAAATGATAATGTGGGATTAGTTGGGATTCCAGTAGGTCCACCAATTGATACAGTCAAGACTTCTCCCTGTCCGTATGCATAACCACTATTTTCAATAGAGAACTCAATGACACTAGAACCTTGTCCAACTACGATATTGGCAGTTGCTTGACTTCCTAAACCAGAAGTAGAGGAAGAACTATAGACAAGGGGAATATTGGAATAAGATAATGGGTCATCAAAGATAACGACTGGTGGATTTGTAGTCGTATATCCAGTTCCTGGATTAGTGATAGCGACACTTACGATGTGTCCACCACTAATAGCAGCAGTACCAATAAATTCAATATTAGGAACTCCAGTGCTAGACGTTGCAACTCCAACGTTTACAACCGTTTGAATTCCTGCTCTATATCCAGAACCACTATTTCCAATACTAATGGAAGTAATAGTTCCAAGACCAGATACCGT